GAAGGCTAGTAGCGTTGAGTGGGTCAAGGGCGGTAACGATCCTTCCGCACCACGTGTGGTACTTGCGCACTATCACTGCTTCACCAACAAGGCAGCGATGCTCGATGCATTGGCAATGGTCAAGTGGGACATGGTTATCATCGATGAGGCACATAGGATCAAGAACCGCAATGCACAGTGGTCAAAGAACATTCGCAGGCGGATCAAGACTAAGTACCGTCGTGTGATGACAGGTACAGGTTTCGTCAACACGCCCGATGAGGTATGGGCGCTGCTCAACTTCTTGGATAGCAAGCGGTGGTCATCGTACTGGAAGTTTCGTGAGCGGTATTGTGTCGAAATCGAGGTATCAGGGTTCCGCAAGGTTGTCGGCATTCAGCCACGGTACAAGCAGGAGTTTCGTAACCTGCTAGCTGAGATTGGTGTGCGACGTACGAAGAGCGAAGTGTTCAAGGACTTGCTTGATCCGATCCACACACGTGTGGAGGTTGACTTGAATCCGACGCAACGTAAGATGTACAACGATATCGTTGCGTACCTCAAGACGCTGGATTCCGATGGCGTGCCGATCACGTCGCCCAACGTCATCTCCGCGCTCACCAGGCTGCGCCAGATCGCCGTGGCGACCCCGCGAGTGGTCGGGACATACGCCGACCCCAAGACGGGCCGGAAAATCACGGAGATTGAGCTAGAAGAGCCGAGCAGCAAAATGGACGCCGTGATGGAGATACTTGAGGGCATGGAGTGGGATGATGACCGTAAGGATAGTGTAGTCATCTTCTCGCAGTTTGCTAAGGCGTGCACGTTGATGGAGAAGCGGTTGGAGAAGGCAGGTATCAGCTACATGCGCATGTTGCCCAAGCATAACGAGCACAAGCGACGTGAGATGGTTCAGGCATTCCAGAACAAAGAGGCGCAGGTGTTCTTGTGCACCATCGATCTTGGTGGTGAGAGCATTACGCTGACGGCAGCACAGACTCAGATCAACATTGATAAGAGTTGGAGTCCTGGCAAGATGATGCAGGCAGATGGACGTACGCATCGACCAGGGCAGACGGGTCAAGTGCAGATCATTGGCATCCACGCCAAGAACACCATCGACAACCGGGTGCAGAATAAGTTGGACAAGTCTGCATCATGGTTCAAGATGCTCTTTCCTGACCGGTAGCCCGCTTGACTTTGATCGCCGGGTGTGCTAGGGTGTTCCTGGCACCGCTCAAAACTCCCCACGACGAAAGGATCGAGCATGTCACTTGTAGGAGTCGTACCCCGCCCGTTCAAGGTATTCCGTTCGATTGGTGGTGGGTGGGAAATCTACGCATCATGTGAGACTAAGGAAAATGCTCGCGCCAGTGTGAAGCAGGGCAAAATCAATCATCCTGGGTCAACATTCCGTATCATGGTTGAAGTGGTGTAGAGATGTGGGTGGGCATTCATTGAGTTCTGACATCCTTTCTCGATGATTGCTCTTGAGCCTGGTTCCCCCGGTACCAGCCCACAAAAACCGGGGACTAACCCCCTAACACGGAGAGAACGATGACATACGAAAAGAGCGCAACGGTGAAAGCAGAGGACGGCACTGTGACTGAGTGTTTCACCGTGCAGTCTGAGAGTGGACGTGGCACGTACAACGTGCAGATTCAGGCCGACGGTTCACAGGTCTATTGCTCATGTAAGTCGTTTGAGTTTTCTGCATGGCCCAAGACGTGCAAGCACATTCGACAAATCCAGAGCGATGATTGATATTGACGATCTAGTCGTCCCTGGCCTGTATAAGATATACACGGAGAAGCAATGGCCTGTTGATGAAGCCACGGTTGAGAAGTGTCTTGATCCTTCTCAACCGTTTCGGCATCATAAGAGCAGCCGATGGCTACAGCCGTCACATGAGCAGATCGTAGGTATCCTACGCACGTCGATCCTGCATGTGGTTAGCGCACGTGAGACTACGCCTGTGCTCATGTCTGCCGGTGAGTATCCGATGCCCGAGCTACCGCCGCTGCCGTACACTCGTATCGCTATCGAGGCAGAAGAGCAGATGGGATGGACTGTCCTAACAGAAGGCGGGCAAGAGCTAGCGGTATATGCCATGTTCCTGTCCGAACGTGAGCAGGGCCGTGTATGGGATTGCCTGTGGTATTGGGGTGATGCGAACGACTATGATCGACCGTACAATGACGATGAACGGTACGTGCCGTATCTGGCATGGACGATCCGCTCAAACCCTGGCGAGAAGTTTCAGGTAAGCGGTGCGTATGAGGGTCATCCCGGTAACACAGAGGCAATCGGTGAAGGCCCAGCAAAGGTGCTCGCCAAGTTTGCTATCGAGTTGGCACAGATCATCAGTGCCGACAAGGTTCCGCATGAGCCGATAGGTTTCGTGTCACGTCAGCAGCGTCGTCATTGGAAGCGTAAGCATCCGTACGTCGTCACGTCTGACAAGCCGCGTGTGTACTATGTGAACCTGCATGCTGCCGGTGACACCACACATGAGAAGGGAGATGGAAGTCGCGTGTATCATGTGCGATGGTTGGTGCGCGGTCATTGGCGACACTACACGAACGGTCGGACTACGTGGATCAAGGCGTACGTCAAAGGCCCGGTCGGAGCACCGTGGAAGGGTCGTCCAATCTACCGTCAGAAGGAGGGTGAATGAGTAGCGTAATGCAGCCGATGCAGCATGCAGATATGATGATACTGTGGAATAGCCGCGTCGGTATGATAACTGCGGATGATGTAGAAAGGGCACTTGGCATTGACCGGCGCAATGCAAGTAACTTGTTATCGGCCATGTTCAGGGAGGGATACGTAACCCGCGTGGATCGAGGCATCTACCACTGGTCAACGAACGAGGAGGATGAATGAAGCGTTACCACGTGCGTGTAGGTCAGACACACGCGCTCGTTGAAGTAGATGGTGGTGTGATGGATGCGATCTATTTCTTTGAGAAGAAGATACATGCGGTTCAAGAACCGGTAGACGTGCATGTGCAGCAAATCATCACGAACATCAGAGAACAGCCGACAAGCACGGTAAGTGTCATCACACGGAGGGACGCATGAACGAGATGAAGCTACTCATCACCATTCCACCCAACGCTGACGATCAGTTTGACTTTCAGAATGCGATTGTCAGGCATCTTGAGAAGGGTCTGAACCTTGAGGCGCAAGGTGACGACAAGTGGGACAGCAAGGCCGGGGTAAGGATGGAGGTAGTGAAATGAGGTACGATGGCAAGAAAGAGCCGTATAAGTGGACGTGGCCGAAGGTAGTCATTTTCGGTGTTGTAGTTGGAGTGGTGTTTCTGTTCGGCCCTGTAATCGCATCACACGCAAGTGTACGTCAGGACTGGGGTGTAACAGCAGTACAGAACTACCACTACGATATTCAGGAGTATCGCAGTGGGCTAGTGTTCAATGATGATCTGTGGCGAGCAAACCAGCGGGTTACTTGGAGTTGGAATTCGTATGCAGGTGTGTTCAAAGGCCCGTCTGTTGGTCGCGGGTGTTGGGTGTCAATCACTTGGTCAGATTGCCGACTCGATAAGAAGTGGATTCACGAACTGCATAATCCGCATCGTTGGCAGATGTTCGGTAAGTGGACAATGATTAGCAACGGTGCGAACCTGTTGGTAGACCACGATCATCCGTACATCTACATGACGATCTTTGCCAAGAATCCAACGCACGTAAGCTACACAGCGAGTTGTGGGTGCTAGCGTTTATTGCTAACTGGTATGGTACGCTGTCCGCTATAGTTGTAGCGGTGCTGTTCATCCTGATGTGGGAATTAGGGAGATACTAATGCCAAAGATCGTTACACGGGTGGGGGCACTTCCCCCACCCGTGCCGCCTAAGAGCCAGATCATACCGATACACACGTCTGATCGTGCCAGCTTCAAACACTGCCGACGTTACTGGGATTGGACAAGTCCGATACGTAGCAACCTACGTATGTCGCCGTCCGTCTACGGGATCAACCTCCCTATGTGGTTCGGTACCGGCATCCACCTTGCACTTGAGATGCACTACAGTCCTGAGTGGGAACGTGACCCTGTTGAGGTATTCCGTACGTGGTGGGAGTATCAAACCAAAGGTGGCTTCATTCCTGGGCATGAGTATCAAGCTGGGTTCGCTAACGGCCTGCCTGTGGAGTGGAGTGGTGACGTAGCAGAGGGTGTCACCAATACGTATCGTGTTACTGGGCTTCTCGACCTACTGCCCGATCCTGTGCTGGAAGAGCTAGAGACTCACCTTGAGTTGGGTGTCGGCATGATGGAGTTTTACAAGTCGTATGCCGATAAACATGACAACTTTGCTGTTATCGCAGCAGAGCATGATTTCAGCATTCCGCTTGGTATGGAAGTGTTCAAGCCAACAGGTAGTGCTAAGTATCCTGTGCATTATCGTGGCCGTATGGACTTGATCATTCAAGACCTTGAGACTGGTCGATACGGCATTATGGATCACAAGTCTGCGGCTAAGGCTGACAGTGAACAGTACATACGCAAGCTTGAGAAGGATGAGCAGTGTACGTCATACATGTGGTCTGCCGAACGTGAGGCAGAGTTGTATGACCTTGAGTACAAGCAGATCGACTTCGTACTCTACAATACGCTCTGGAAGGGATACCCCAAGCCGCCGAACATCACCACTGCTACCAAAAACTTCCCACAGGGGCGACCGTCAATTGACCGCAACCAGATGACCACGCCTGGGTTATGGTATGCGGCAGTCAAAGAGCGCGGGCTGGAAGAGTGGATTGCAGAGAACGAGAACGTCAAGGCGTATGCACAGTATCTCATTGATGCTGGCGACTCTATGTTTGTGCGTCGTGATATGGTGCGTAGGAATCGTTATGAGATTGAATCATGCGGATCGCGCATACTGGATGAAGTACACGATATGCTTGCTCCTGACGTTAGAGTGTATCCTAATCCTACGAGCAATTATCGTTGTCTGAACTGTGCGTTCCGGCTGCCGTGTATAGCTAAAGATGACGGTAGTGATTGGGAACAGATGTTAGAGGACGGGTACGAAAGCAACTACGATAGATGAGGCTTAGGGTGTTACTTGCTATGTTGTTGGTGTTGTACGCTTTGGCATGGGCATTGTCTCCAATAACACAACCAACATCACATCATATCGAAGTATCATGTCTCTCCGATCCATCTGGTATAAAGGTGAAATCGATAACACCGGGACTTGTCTGTCATAGCTCGCCTTGACCGGGAGCGCCGGGTGTGCTAGGATGGAGCTTCGCCCACGAACCCCCCAAGGAAGGATTTGATTGTCCGCGCAACTAACCCTGAGAGAGAAATTGGGTGTCCAATCACCGACAGAAGCTATTGCTTACTTCAATGTGCTCATCTACGGTGATGCAGGTGTTGGCAAAACACATCTAGCCGGTACCGCTATGGATTCCGATGACACATCGCCCGTACTGTTCCTTGACGTAGAGGGCGGCACGACAACGCTTCGTAAGCGTACTGACCTAGATGTGAAGCGTATCCAAACATACGACATGCTCAAGAGCGTTATCAATGACGTGTACATGGACACGGAGGGATACTATAAGACCATCGTACTCGACTCACTGACAGAGTTGCAGGAACAGGACATGAAGCAGATCATTGCAGATCGTGATGAGCGCCGTCCTGACCTGATTGACACTCCACCGTCACAACTTGAGTGGGGCATCAATAGCACTCACATGCGACAGGTTGTACGTGCTCTTCGTGATATGCCGCTCAACACCATCATCACGGCGCTGGAAAAGCGGGATAAAGATGAGAACGGTGTTGTGTCCATTCTGCCAAACCTCCCTGGCAAGCTTGCGTACGCTGTCCCTGGTTTCATGGACATTGTAGGCTATCTCAGCACTGCGGAGGATAACGAGGGAAAGGTAGTGCGACAGCTACAGACACAAAAGACGCGCCGTGTTGTAGCAAAGGATCGCACTTCAACGTTGGAATCAGTTGTGGTATCACCGACGATACCGATGATCTTTCAATACATCACAGAGGGAGAGTAACGTTGACACCGATCAATTTGAGCAATGCCGACACGTCCGGCCCTGACTTTACGCCGATCAAGCCGGGTACGTATCCCGCCACTGTCTTTGAAGCATCGTGGGGCGAGACACAGGGTGGCGCTGGTAGTAAGCTGCCAAAGGGTACACCGTTCATCAATGTGCAATTCAAGATCGATACCACCGATGCACAGGATACGGACGGCAAAGACCTGACCGGCATGGATCGTCGTGCATTCACGCGCTACATCATCGCGCCTGAGAAGATTGGCAACAAGGCATACGAGCACAAGGCCAAGATGGACGGCATGCTGGTTAGGTTCCTGACGGCCATTGGGTACTCCAACGATGATGTTATGTCTGAGGACGGGTATGACCCCGACCTTGAGGACTTCGGTGGACGTGAGTGCGCTGTGGTGTTGGCAATCGAAGAGTACATTCCCAATGACCCCGACTTCGACGACAACGATGAGCCGATCAAGAAGCGCCGTAACGTCGTGAAGGGTGTCAAGAAGGCTGGTGCTGGTCGTGGTGCTGTTGGCAAGGTTGGAGGTATCATCTAGCCCTGCCACCACTACGAAAGGACTCCGAGTAAAAGAGGGCTAGTGTCGCATTTCCGGGGGGTCTTGCGCACTAGCCCTCTTATGTCTCATGCAACAGACGGTCGAAAAACTACGGCGGGAATTCTTTGAACTGATATTCGGTGATGAAGAAGGAATGCTGTGTATCGCTACGGTGCACAAGGATCGTGGCAAGTCAAGCTTCAAGCGTACCTTTTTTGAATGGCCGAAGTCACAAGCAGAGTTGCTCGCGTTCATCTCATCAAAAGAGAAGGCCAGCGACGTGTACTTCTCTACTGCGATCTTCTCACGTTCCACAGCGAAAAAGGAATTTGCTCGCCCTACGAAGATTGTATGGGCTGACCTTGATACATGCAAACCGGAAGATGTGTCACCGACACCACCTATCGTGTTGGAGACTTCCCCTGGCCGGTTTCACGCGATGTGGACGCTGGTTGGTTTCGTACAGCCTGAGATAGCAGAAGAGTACGCACGTAACCTGACCTATCAGTATGCGCCTAACGGTGCTGATAAGAGCGGTTGGGATATCGGTCAGCTATTACGTGTCCCTCTTACACACAACTTCAAGAAGGAGTACCAGGCGGTCGGTGGTGCGTACCCCACCGTTGAGGTTGTGCGCATGCTCGATCTGCCGGTGCCGGATGAAGTCTTTGAGTCATTGCCCGTCCCTGAGGGTGTACCGAACGGCAGCGTCATTGATGTTGGCATGCCTGACCTTAGCTCTCTGCCCAAGGCAGAGGACGTGATAAAGCGGCATTGGCAGAGCATTGAGGACGGGAACGTGTATCTCGACCTGTTTGAGACTGAACCGGACACGTCCGATGATTGGTCTAAGCGTCAGTGGCGGCTCATTCACCTGTCACTGGAAGCCGGTATGACACCGGCAGAGGCATTCGTTGTTACCAAAGCCGCGAAGTGTAACAAGTACGCACGGGATAATCGCCCCGACCGCTACCTGTGGTTGGAGGTTCAAAAGGCGCATGACCGTCAACGTAACATTGCTATCAACACTGCCGCCGCTACAACATTCACGATGCCGAAGATATACGAAGAAGGCGAAGCCACAGACTTCACATTCGTGGACATGTATCGTGAGTGGGGAGTAGCATCCACAGACGCTCCACCTCAGTTTCACGATATGTGTGCGTTTATGGTAATGTCAGCGTTGATGGCAGGTAATCTTCAAATGGACACAGAATTTGGGATGCTGCGCCCTAACCTGTGGGGATTGATATTGGGCGAGTCAACGTTGTCGCGCAAGACTACTGTAACGCGCAGAGCTATGGAGTTGGTCGCAGAATGTGATAGGGAGCTATTGCTTTCAACTGAGGGGTCGGTTGAAGGTATCGTCAGCGGCATGGCACATCGTAGCAATGCTGTGAGTATCTTCTACAAGGATGAAGTAAGTGGGTTCTTTGAGTCGATGAACCGACGTGATTATCTGAGTGGCATGCAGGAGATGATGACACATATGTATGACGTACCGCCGATGGTGCGTCGTACGCTCCGTAAGGAAACGATCATCGTGGAGAATCCTGTGTTCATGTTCTTTGGGGGAGGCATTCGGGAAGGTGCGTACTCTGCTCTACAGCAGACTGCTGTAACGTCCGGGTTTCTGCCACGGTTTTTGATCGTCATTGGAGAAACGAATATCGATGATATGAAACCGTACGGGCCAAAGAGTGCTAATACCAATGAAAAGAGAGCACCAGTCCTAAAATTTGCACATGATATGTACAACACGTATCAACGTACGGGGAGAATCAAGCTACCGGGTGAAGCACAGGATATAGAGCGCCCAATCATTGTTGACGTTGATCTAACACCTGATGCGTGGGAACGTGCGCAAGAGATAGAAAAGATACTTGCTAAAGCTGGATACGATACTGCACTCAAGCACATGATGCTGCCTACGTTGACTAGGCTTTTTGGTAGCTTACTCAAGATGGCAATGCTGATCGGTGCTTCACGGCAAGAGCCTGTGGATGGGAAAGTCACTGTTGAGCTACGTGATGTGCTATCGGCATCCAAGTACATTCAACAGTGGGGTACGTGGTCTATCGATGCTGTTTTGAATGTTGGTAAGGGTGTGCCTGAACGCGAACTGACAAAGGTTCACAATGCGATTATAGCAAAGCCCGGTGTTTCTCGTTCGGAGCTAATGCGCAACTATCATCTCACCAAGAAGCAGATGGACGATATTCATGCAACGTTGTTGGAGCGCGGACATATCCGCTTTGAACGTATAGGCAAGGCAACTCACTACACAGCACTCGACTAGGAGGATCATGGCAGACGAAGAACTACCACCCATGATGAAGCTCATTCAGATCAACCAGGCCATCGAGCAGGAGATGACCGCGTGGGATAGAGACAAGATCGACTTCCGTGCGTTCGGTGTGCATACGATCAACCTCGACAATCAGCTATGGGCGCTGGTTGATTACCTCAAGCAGTTGGTTCCTGAGTTTGATGACATTGAGTACGAGTACCGCTGGA